CGGGGAACGCGTGCGCCTGGACGGCCATCAGATGTCGGTCCGCTCGGCGCTGACATGCGCGAAGAGCGAGTCGGTGCTGTTCTCGATGGCGTCCTTGATCCGCGCCTCGAGGGACTCGACCGTCGGGCCGCTGATCTCGGCGTCCGGTGGCGCGTCGTCCGGCTCGCGGACCGTGATCTTGACCAGATAGGTCGCGACGACCTTGCCCATGTCCGTTCCTCCTGCTGCCCGTGACGGGGCTATGCGATCGCCGCCTCGAGGGCGGCCCAGTAGATGCCGCGCTCGGCGTCGGTCAGCGCACCAAGGGCCTCCGCGTCGGGGAACGTCTCGTGGAAGACACGCTCGGCGAGGGCGAGGTCGACCTGGTCGGCCTTGATCCGGGACTTGAGCTCCGCCTGGCTCATCGACGCCGGCGGCGGTTCGTCGTCGAGCAACGTCGCCGTGCTCGCCTCGTCGGCGACCGGGTCCGGATCCTGCACGGGCGCCACGGACTGCAGGCGGGCGGTCAGACGCGCGGATCTCGTGCCCACCGCGGCCGTCGCGGCGTCATCCGGGGCGACGGCGTCGGTACCGCCGGTCAGCTCGTCCTCGCGGACCAGGATCGAACGGATCTCCGGCCGGACCGGTAGCACCTTGGCGTGGCGCTTGATGATCTTCTTTGCCATCTCATCCCAGTCCGACGACCAAGGCGAGAACCCGCGCTCCTTGCCGCGCTTCTGGACGCGCTCGATGCCGGCGCGGTCCTCGACGTCAATCAGGGGAGCGCCGCCGGCGCGGAGGCGGGCGACCGAGTACACGTGGGTCGTCGCCTTCGCGGAGCGGTCCGGAGCCAGCGTCGGGGTGTGCTGGACGAACGCATCTGACCCGAGCTGGTAGACGAACTCGTCGCCTTCCTTGACGACACGTGCCTCCATCGAGACGACGTCGCTCGGCCGCTTCGTGACTAGCCGGATGATCCCGCGGTAGTCGGGGATCAGCTGGGCCACCTTCTCCCAGCGTGGCTTATCCTTCGAGCCGACATTGACGTTGTACGGGACCAGGTGGGCCCCGCCGGCGGCGCCGGTCGGCTCGAGTCCCATGGCGGCGGCCTCGAAGACCGAGGCGACAACGCTGTCGGGCGTGCAGGTCATCAGGTCGGGGTTCTTGACCAGCGCCTGGATGACGACCCGCCGGAACCGGTTGGCGGCCGCCTTGTCCGGGAGCAGGTCGACGAGCGACTGCGAGCTCGCGTCGAGCATCATCACGGCCGGGCTCTGCTCGGCCTGGTCGACGACGGTGAGGGCGGTTTTGGGTGTCGCCATGGCTCAGTCCTCCTCTTCCCAGCGGGGCGGCCCGAACATCCGCGGGCCTGGCTTGGTGGTCGTGTGGATCGCCTGGAGCTCGTCGAGGTCGGTGGTACCGAAACCGTCCGAAAGGACCTGATCGAGCGACGGGAGCCCGAACTCGACGACCCGTTCCAGCGCGCCGCGCAGGCCAATCGCCAGACTCCGCCAGTCGACCGTCTCTCGGTCCTTGGTGGCCTTCCATGTGATCGACCCGACGCCAGGGGCCACGATCTTCGAGGCTGTGCCCATCACTCCTTGGATCGACGCCTCGAGCTCTCGCCTGCGTTCGCCGGCGGCGTCCTGTTCCTGACGGATGGCGTGCAGATCGCCGAGGGCCCGGGTCATGGCCTCATCCGCCTCGAGGACCTCGCCGTCGTCGCGCGGATATCGGGTCCGGAGGTACGAATGCGTCGCGTCGGAGCCGTCCAGCGGAGGCTCGGTGCGCATCTCTACGTGGCGCCAGAACTCGGCCTCGCGCTCGATGATCGCGGCCTCAGCCGCGGCATCCCGGCGAATCGTGTAGATCTGGACCTGGTCTCGGCGGGCGATCAGAGCGGCGACGTCGGCCTCGTTCTCGTCGACGACGGCCAGCTGGTGTAGAACCTGGGCCAGGACATCGTCGGGGACCTCGTCGGTGCCCGGGTCGCCGTACCCATCACCACGGGCCGAGTACTTGAGTTCGATCGGCTTCCGGCCGGCGCGGCGATCGAGGCTGGCCAGCATGAAGGCGTGCTCTGGATGCTGACGAAGCATGGTCGCGCGGCGGATCTTGACCCCGGTCGCCTCGGTGTATAGGCGGGCGATCAGTGGCTCGAGCTCGGTCCCGACCATCATCGGGAGTGACGGCTCTTGCGGGGGGACCAGGCCAAGCTTCTCGGCCCACAGGCCTACCCGGCTCTGCCACGGCGAGATGTCGATCGCCGCTGCTGCCTGGCTGGCTCCGATGCCGTTCTCACGGGCGGCGAGCCACTCAGGCGTCCGCTGGCGGACGGGAATGATGACGGGCGATGCGCCTGGCATCAGTCGAGGGCCTCGCGGCTGGCGCGCCACGGCTCGACCTGAACGGGACTCTCGTCACGAATCGCGAAGCTGGCGGCCCACTGGCCGACGGTGACGGTCTGGACCGATTCGCCGACGCGATGGCGGACCCGGAAAATCGTGCGAACCGACACCCGATAGCGCCGGGCGAGCTCGGTGGCGGCAACGCCGGCGTCGAGCGCTCGCTGGATATGCCCGACCTGGTCGGCGTTGAGCTTCTGGAACCTGAACGGGAACGGCATCATCGGTTGCCATCCATGAGGCGCTGCTCACTCTCCGTGAGCGCTCCCTCGACGAGCTCCCAACAGGTCCAGCACGCGACCGCATCTTCGGACGGGTCCTGGATCGCGACCGTCCAGCGAGCCTCGCGGCAGACCGAACGCATCCAGCCTGGCCCCGCGCTGAACGCGTGCGCCGTGGTGTCGCCCGGCTGGACCTTCCAGGCGACCTCGTCGGGCACGAGGGTCGCGACGGAGCTGGTCACCTCGGCATACATCGCCTTCCAGGCCGCCTCGGCACGCGGGCGATCGGCTCGTTCGCACGAGATGCCGATGGCGCGCCAGTCCTCGACCGCGACCGCGAGGGCGGCTTCCTGTTCGGGGGTGAGACGCTCGATACGCGTCCGCTTCGTGGGCATGGTCATCCTCGGGATAGCTCGGTCAGGGATGGCCGCGGACGTCAGTCGGCGACCTGTCGCTCGCCCTCGCCGTACTCGTATTCACGCTGCCGGCGGACCTCGTAGGTCCCGGGCACCAGTTCGATCGTCGCGTGCTCCTCGTGGACGAGAGCCACGCCCGAGCCGACGATGCGCAGGAAGCGCCTGTCGTCCGCGGTGCGCAGCAGCGTGGCGTCGGGCGAGACGATCGCGTGGGCGTGCCCGGTGACCTCGCCGTACGCGAGCACGACGCGACCGGCGTCGCGCGGGACCTCGGTGGTGCCGGCCGGGATGGCCGTGACTCGGGTCACGAAGACGTCGCCCTGGCGGATCGTGTCCATGTCGTGTCGCTCCTGTCGTGAATGCCTAGTGCCTAGACCGGGACGACGGCTAGGCATCCGTCGCCCCGGTGCAAGGGGACCTAGAGCCCGAGGGCCAGAGGTCCGTGGACGCCGCTCGTGGGCTCTGTGTCTCGTGAGAGCGACGGCGTGTGGTGGCCCGCTACCGCCGAGGGGACAGCGGCAGCGGGCGCGGGTGAAGCGAGGTTCGCAGTCGCCGCCTCGGTGTGGTTCAGCGCCTCGCGTGGCGTTCCATGCGCGCAGCCGAGGAAACGGGCGCTGCGGCCGTCAGGGGCGAACGTGTGGCATCTGTAGGCGGTGCCGTCGTGGGCGATGAACTTCATGCCGCGTCATCCGCCGGCGCTCGAAGCCAGCCCGGCCGCAGGAACGCCCCGACGATGTTGTCGACGTCGAGGGCGTCGTAGCCATGCGTCAGGTGGTTCTTGACGGTCTGCGTGCTGATGCCCAGGCGGGCGGCGACCTCGGCGTTGGTCAGGCCCTCGGCACGCAGCATGAGGACGCGGAGCTTGGGAGCGCTCACGGATGGATGCCGATGATCGAGGCGAGCAGGGCAACGCCCACGATCCCGAGAAACACGAGCGCCTCACGCGGATCGATTGTTCGCAGGTCGCGCCATTGCGGACCGCCGTAGTCGCGAGCCGGTGTCGCCTGGTGCTCGCGCCGGTCCCACTCGGGCTCGTGCGGCAGCGGCCCGCGGACGACGTTGGAGGGGAGCGGATGGCACATGTCGCGGCGGCTCATCGCGCAGCCCCGTGATCGAGCACCCGGGCGAGCGACCGCGTCCGCCACTCGGGCACCGGCACCTTCTCGTCCAGTCGCCGGAAGTGCATGCCGAGCTGCTCGAGCGTCGCGATGCAGGACCCGCACAAGGCGCGATCGCCGACGCCGGTGACGCGCACGAGGCACTCGGCCGGGTTCGGGCACTGGCGGCCCGCCATCCCGCACGGGCGGTTCATGCGTCCACCAAGGAGGCGTACAGGTAGAGGGCGCCGATAACCACGCCGGCGAGCGCCGCGATGGCGACGTCGCGCCACAACGACATAGAGCCGGATAGCGCGATCAGGACGTCGCCGAGGGTGGTCATGCCGCCGATTCCGCCGCCGCCTGGACCACGTCACGGATGCGGTCGACCAGCTCGGGCGATGCGGTTCGCTCGCCCTTCTCGATGCGGGAGAGCTGGCCGATCGACACGCCGACGGCCTTGGCGATGGTTGTCAGAGAGACGCCCGCGATCGTTCGCTCGACCTTGAGCGCCTGTCCGATCGGGAGCCCGGTGGTGTCTACGGTCACCGTCAAGGTGCCTCCGGCTAGTGACAAACCTTTGCTGTCATGACAATAGTGTGACGACAAGGCTTTGTCAAGTCGTATCGGAGACTGTTTGTTGGGGCAAGTCATGTTGTGGCGGCTACCGTCAGCCGCGATGACTCAGGACGAGGATCAGGAGGCGATCCGGCGCGGCTATTGGTTGCGGCGGGCACGCGAAAACAGCGGCGTCACACTGAGCGACGCCGCTGTCACGGCTGGCCTATCTGCCTCGTCCGGCTCGACCGTCAGCCTCTGGGAGCGCGGTCAGCGGGGGATCAAGGTCCACCAAATGAAGCGCCTGGCGCTCCGCTACGGTGTCCCGGTGTCCCTCTTCACCGATCCGCCCGAAACGGATGACGAGCGTCTGCGGGCTGCGATCGCCGAAGCCACAAGGCTCGCGCTCGAGGACGCATCCGAGGTGGGGGAGCCTCACCGGCTAGCTGACGGCGCGCCAGCACCGTCGCATCGTAGACAGCGAGCATGAGATTAGCCTCGATGGCCCTGGTCGTACGTGTATCCGGCACGTCGAACCTCCGTGTGGCTGCCATTTGGTCGGCACCAACCACCTATGCCGCGGGTCCAGCCTTCGCCTCCCAGGCTGAGCAGGGGAGCATGATCGATGTCGTTGCCAGCTAGGGTGTCACGGGCCGCTTCACTGGCGCTTATCAGGAGAGTGGGGGAGTGATGACGAGCAGCGACCAGACGGTCCAGGTGCGGACCTACAGGGCCAAGGACCAGGCCCGGGCCAACCAGGAGTTCCAACAGGACGCCAACGTTCTTGGGACGCAGGGTTATCGGCCAACGAACCAGATCTGGGTCGGCCCGTCGAAGGCGCGCATCTTCCTGACGCCACTCGTCCTGCTGATCCCGGGCTACCTGATCGGCGGCATCTACGGTGTGGCGATCGCCGCGGTCATCGGCGTCGCATACGTCATCTTCGCGTCGTTCCAGGCCAAGGGCACGCTCTCGGTCACCTACACGAAGTGAACCTCGGGACACACGTGCGTGAGCTTCCGGACGTTCCGCGCGAAACCCCAGTGACAACGGGGCCGCACCAGCCGGGTCTCGACGGGATCCGAGGTATCGCGATCGCACTCGTCCTCGTCAGCCACTTCGTCCCGGTGCTCAGTGGCGCCGGCTGGATCGGCGTCACGGTGTTCTTCACGCTGTCCGGGTTTCTCATCACCCGCCTCCTGCTGGCAGAGATCTCGGAGACGGGCCGCGTCAATCTGCCGGCGTTCTACGTGCGGCGTGGTGGACGCCTGATCCCCGAGCTCGTGGCCGTCGTGGCGGCAGTCACGGTCGTCGCCGCCCTGACCGGCGAACGAAACGCTGCGTTCAACGCCGTCGGTGCCACGACGTACACGGCTGACTTCATCGTCGCCGCCGGCGGACTCCTCGGGCCACTGAGCCACACCTGGTCGCTGGCTGTCGAGGAACAGTTCTACCTGCTCTGGCCGGTGACGATCCTTTTGCTGGTCGGCCACCTGGCTCGGCCGCTCGTGCCGGTGGTCATCGTGGCAATCCTGGCGCTGGTCTGGCGCGATGTGATGGTCGTCACAGGCGCGGAGCCCGGCCGGCTGTTCGGTCCCGACGGCCAGCTCGACGCGCTCATGGCCGGCTGCGGGCTCGCCTTGGTCGCAACTCGAGTCCCGGCGCCATCACGGCTCCTCGCGGGGGTGGCAGTCCTTGTGATCGGTGCGGCTGCGTTCGCGCAGCACGTGGGCGGAGTGGCGCTCCAGGCCGCCGCCGGCATCCCGCTGGCGATCGTTGGGACAGTGATCCTCATCGCGGCCGTGAATGCCGGCCGCGGTCGCGCGCTGTCATTCCGTCCGCTCGCCTGGCTCGGCGTCATCAGCTACAGCCTGTATCTCTGGCATGTCCCGATCCTGCTCGCGATGTGGACGGTGTTCGGGCAGAGCCTAGCGTCGACGATCACGGCCTTTGCCCTCGCGCTCCTCGCCGCCACCCTCTCATATCGTCTCGCGAGGCCAATCCGTCTCTGGGCGCGGAGCGCGACGAAGCACGACAGAGCTCCGACCTCCGTAACCGTCGCGATGGGGGACCGCGTCTAATCAGGCTCCGATCAGACCTGAGACGCGCATCGGTGGCACGTCCGTCGTGTCGGCCACCCTGCGCAAGACCTCCACGGCGACCTGCGTCACTCGCGCCTTCTGCACGCTGGACACTTCCAGCGTCTCGACGGCGACCTGTGTGACTCGCGCTTTGAGCGCCGTGGATTGGTCCAGCGTCTCGACGGCGACCTGTGTGACTCGCGCTTTGAGCGCCGTGGATTGGTCCAGCGTCTCGACGGCGACCTGTGTGACTCGCGCTGCCATCTACGCGACCTCCTTCACGCCTGCTTCCATGGCATTGACGGTCGCGATTGACCAAGCGGCGCCGGAAGGGTCGAGCCGGTCGTAGATCTGCTGGTATCCGAGATATGAGGTACTGAGGCCCGCCGTGGTCGTTCCGTCGTAGTCCGTCCCGCTTATGCGGATCACCGGCGCGATGGTCCGCACACCAGCATCGTCCTTCCGGGCGACGAGATTGGTCTGCACCGCGTACACGACGCCGGTGCTCACCGATATATCCGTGATGGTGTATGTCTCGCGGTCGCCCGGCGTGCTGCTCGAGATGTAGTCCGTGTCATCGTTGGGGCTGGCGTCATCCACGTCGCCGAACGCTCCCGTCCAGGCGGTATTGGCGCCGTTCGCGGTGGGGTAGCTCGTCTCGACGCGCGCGTCGCCAAGGAATGTGTTGGTGGGGGACGAACCGGACGTGTCCACGACGTAGGTGTCGTCGTGGTCAGTGAAGCCGGACGTCCCGGCGATGAGCACGTTGTCGATATTGCTCGCTCCAGTGTTCACGCCCGTCGCACTACACTCGGCCGTCGACGCGCCGTTGAGGCGTAGCTCGACCGTGCCCACCGTGGCGCTCACGTGGACCTTTAGCTCGAGGTAGTACCAGACGCCTGAGCCTGTGACGATGGGGGTCGTGCCCGTTGCGAGCGTGGTGCCCGCCGAGTTGACGACCCGCCACACCGTATTCGCCCCGGAGGTCACGAGCCGCACGGCCGCGACGACGGTGCCGCCCGCGCGCAACGCCAGGAGATTGCTGTTGAGGGCTGTCCCATTCAGCTTGATCGCGTCGCCCACGATCGCGTCGGCGTAGGTGCTCGGCAACGAGTGACTCATATCGGTGCTCTGCGGACGAGCCGCCTGACCCGCCAGGCGACCGGTCTGGACCGAGAGGGTCGAACCGGATGCGAACGCCCAGCCCTTGTACGAGATGATCTGTGCCGCGGAGACGTGATCGAAGCCCTCGCAGAATATGACGCTCATCGGTTAGCTCCTTGCAATCGTGAGAGAGAGTGTGACGAGCTTGGCGGCGGTCGCCGACACGACGCTGATCTCCAGCCAATCGCCCGCCGCGATCGCCGTCGTCCAGCCCGTGAGGGTCGTGTCTTCGGACTTCTGTGCCGAGGCCAGCGTGGGCTTGGCCGAGGCCGTGATCGACGACAGCGTGGGCAACCCGGCGTAGGTGGCCTTCTTCACGTCGAACACGATCGAGACCGAGGCGTCGGCAGACATCACTCGGGCTGCTGTGATCGTGCCCGCGAAGGGAACCTCGACATAGCCCTTCGCGCCGACCGCGATCACGTTGATCCCATCGCCGACGACCAGCGTCGCGCCAACGTTCTGTGCCACCGGAAGGACGAGCCAGTTCGACCATGTCGTCCCGTCGGACTGGTAGATGATGAAGTGGGTCGAGCAGGCGTACAGCGCGCCATTGGCGACGGCGGACGCTGCCGGGCGCGCGGCATGAGTACCCGTCTGCCAGACGCCGGGGAGGGATTGTTTCGCGAGCGTCATGAGTCGTACTCCGTGAAGATCGGCAGGCCGTCGGCGTCAGTCAACGGGAGATAGATCGTGTCGGGTGTGGTCGTGACGACATTTGGATTGTTCACGAGCAGGGGCCCCATGAACGTCGAGCCGCCACCGCCACTCTCGGCGCCCCACTCGACGCCACCGAGGCCATCCGGATGCGGCACCAGGGACGTGTCGGTCTCGGCGGTCGCGAGGTTCTCGAGGATGTCGTGACCGTCATCGTCGAGGAACTGCGGATGGCGCTCGAGCCTGACCTCCTGCGGGACCGTCACGTCATGCCGCCTTGTACCGTGGGCAGACCGTTGCCCCGAGCGCCGGGGCATACGCGATGTCCCCATCGCCGGTGGTCGGGTCCGTCTCGGTGACGTGCGACAGCCAATCGAGGCCATTCACGATGAGGCCAAGTGTCCCGGGCAGATACGGGTAGGCGGTCGTGAACGCGGTCGTTGATCCGTCGCCGAGGAAACACGGGCCGTTGACCTGCTGCCCAGGCGTCGGCTGGTTGATCGGCAGCGGCGACCAGGTCGCTGACACGAACGCCCATGTGCCGCCCGTTGCGGTGAGCTGGACGAAGTAGTTGCAGTAGCCAGCGTCGGGGATGGTGACCGTCATCGTGTCGCCAGGGACCCCTACAGCGCTGTCGACCACGATGGCCGTGCCGCTGACGATAGCTTCGAGGCCCAAGGCTGACGCGTCTGCCCCGCAACTGCCGTATAACCCGCCCGCGTGGATCGCAGTCACCACGGTCAGCGTCCCCGGACCGACTGGCGTGAAGGTGATGTGGTGCCCGGCCAGTAGATTGTCCTGACCACCCGAGGTATAGACCCCGCCGCAGGCGCCGCCGTTACCGAGGTCCTCGTCAATGCCGGCTTCGGGGTACTCATTCTCGTAGCCACCGAACCCGACATACTGGATGAAGTCGGTCGAGGTAACGTGCCAGCGGGTGTCGAGCCCGACGATGACCGGGTACGGCGGTCCGAGGCCGCCGTAGGTGCCGCCGGCCGTGTAGTCGTAGCCCGAGCTCTCGCATTCGCCGGTGGGGTAGGTCGGCTCGAACGGCGGGAGGTCGGCGGGATCTGGCGGCGAGCCGCGCCTGACTCGTGGCGCCAGCTTCTCCGGGACGCCGAGCTCGAGGTGGGCGAGGTAGACGCCATCGCCGACCGGCTCCCAGTACAGCGTCGCGACCCGGAGCGTGACCGGCGTCAGGACACCGGCCGCTGCGGAGCGGAACGACACGGTGTGGCCGTACTTGATCAGATCGACCTGCGTCTCCTCGAGGCGCAAGGAGCAGGTGTACCGCAGCTCCTCGATCGACTGGTTGTCGAGCATCGTGGCCAGGCGCTGCGCTGCCGTGGACGCCTTGGCGTCGCTGTCGTAGAACACGGTCCGCCAGTAGTCGTGGTCGCTCTCGGCGCCCGCGCGGACGTCGCTGACCGACGAGCTCGTCCCGTAGCGCAGGGTGGCCCCGGTGAAGAACTCGTTGCCTTGCTCGGAGCCGCGTGAGTCGATGGGCGGGAACTCGGTCGAGAGGTCTGGCGAGCTGTCGGTGATCGAGAGCGTCGCCGCGTACGCGGTCGACGTGTCGATGTCGTAGAACAGCTCGTCGTCAACCGTGACGAAGACCTGCTTGCCCTCGGTCGTCGCGCAGTCCTTGAGCACGCCTGCGACGTCGGTCGCGTCGTACGTCTTGGCCGGCATCGTGACGGTGTGCGAGTTCGGGACGTAGGTCGAGTAGTCGATCACCGTCGATGCTCGAGGGGATCCGTTCAGGAAGGCCGCTGCGAGAGCCACCACACGAGCGCGGCCGGTCTCTGCGGGCCGAACCCAGGCGTCGACCGGGATGCCGTAGACCGAGCTGTTGTTGTCGTCGAGGCTGGCGTCGAACTGCTTGGCGTCGTCGGTGGGCAGGGTTCCGCGGGCCAGGCCCTTGTCGCTGACCCTGCCTCGGAACAGGACCGTATCGGGCGACGTGGCGTCTTCGATGCAGCGTACGACGCGCTTGGCCGGCAGCACCACTCCACCTGCGTCGTCGTCGAGGTCGAACCCGGAGCTCGTGCCCACCTCGCACTGGTGGGCCTGACCGCCCCACATCGTCGCCGGCCAGGGAATGACGGCGGTGATATCGGTCCACGATGACGCGGCCGCGTTCGACGCGATCTCGATCGTCCGAGTCACTGGTTATTCCACTTGTCGCCGCCGGAACTGCGGATCGTATCGGTGACGATCCCCGAGCCGACCTTGCGCGTGTTGACGACGACGCTCGCCGTTAGCTGGTTTCGGATCGTGACCGACAGGTCCTTGTCCCGGATTGCGGCTGCGACCTGGATGCCCGCCGCCCGTGCGGCGTCCTTCGTCGCATTGATCGCGGCCTGGGACCTGGCGGCGGCGCCCGATGCCCCCCGGCCCCAGTTGTCCGCGGACCTGCGGGCGTTCTCGATGGCTGTGTACGAACGGGCACCCTGGGCCTCGATGGCCGTGAGATCCCGCTGGATCGCCTTGGTCGACTTTTCGTCGCGGACGTCGATCGACTGACCGCCCGCCTGTCCGCGACCGACAGCGCCGGCATTGCGGTCATCCGGCGAGCCCGAGGTATTGCGCGTGACGGGGCTTGCCTTGAGCGCCGCGGCGATATTGGCGCGCATCGCCTCGAGCTTCGTGAGCGCATCGCCCTGGACAAGCACGTTGAGCGGGTTCGCCTTGAGGTCCGCGATGCCCGTGTCGATCGCGGCCAACGATGAAAGCAATTGGTCGCGCGGCGGCTGGGAAGCGAGCCATTGCTTCGTCTGGTCCTGAATCGCTTCTGCGTGTGCGGTGCTGTCGGCGCTGATGCCCTGGCGTACCTGTTCGACCGCGAGCGCGAGCCCGATCGCCTCACCGACGAGGAAGACCTTGGACAGCCCGCTCAGGCCGCCGCCGGCGCCCGCAGCGCCACCGGCCATCCCTGCGCCGCCGCCGTTGACGACGCCCGCATTGATGTTGACGACGCCGACTGTCATGCCGAGGACGCCCTTCACGACGCCCGAGAGCAGCATCCCGGCGACGTCCATGACCGCGCCGCCGGTGAACTTGTTGGCGACGAACCCGGTGATGAGGAAGCCCTGCAGCCATGGCGGCGCGCTGGTGAAGGCCTGGATCAGCGCGCGACCGGCGTCAGCGGCGATCGATAACCCGGCGCCGATCGCCTTCCAGTCGAGCTTCTCCGCCCACTGGACGGCCTCTCTGACCCCGCCGGCGAGATCCTTGCTGAACTTCTCGATGTCGGACTGGTGGTCGCCGATCCAGCTCACCGCATCTGTCGACAGATCAGCGAGGACGGGCAGCAGCGCGGTCCCGATCGTGATCGCGGCGTCGTTGACGTTGGCCTTGAGGATGGCGAGCTTGCTGGCGGTCGTCTCGAACCGCTTCTGGGCTTCGATCTGCGCGGCGTTATTCGTCTTCCAGCCCGATTCGCTGTCCTTGAGCGAATCGGTGAGGTTGTCGGTATTGCCGAGCAGCTTGAGCAGGGCCCGGGTGATCCGGATGTCCTTGAAGCCGAGGGCCTCGAGCGTCGCCAGCTGCTCCGCCTTCGAGAGCTTGCCGAGGCTCGTCAGGAACTTCGCGAGGGTGCCTGTCGCGTCCTTGCCGAACGCCTTCTGGAACTCCTTACCGCTCGTCCCGGCGATCTTCGCCATGAGCGCGAGGCCCTTGCCGCCTTTGTTGACGGTCTTGAACGAGTTCAGCCAGAACCGCTGGATGCTCGACCCGCCGGCCTCGACGCCCCGACGGTCGCCGCAGCGCCGGCGATGTTCTCCGCCATCGACAGGATCTGGCCCTCGGTCGAGGCCCCGTTGTTGCCGAGGAAGACCAGGGTGTTTCCGAAGTGCTCGAAGTCCTGGCCGGCGAGCTTGAGCGTCGTCTTGAGATGGCCGAGCGACGTCGCGCCGAGGTCTGTCGTCACGTCGTCGGTCGTGACTCCGAGGATCGCGACCGTCTTCGTGAAGTCGTCGATGTCGGCCGTGGCGATGCCCAGGGCGCCGGCGGTGGCCGAGATCTCGTTGAGCGTATTGACCTCGAGGCCGGTCGTCTTCGCCAGCGCCCTGTTCGCCGCCAGGATCGCGTCGACATTGCCGTTGACCGTCTTGCGGACGCTGGTGCTAGAGCTCTCGAAGTCCATCGCCGCGGCGCCGGCGGCCGCGAGGCCCGAGATGACGACCGCCTTCTCGAGGTTGCGGGCCATGTTCTTGCCGGCCTTGACGCCGGTGTCGTGGAGGTGCTTGGCGGACTTCTCGGCGCCCCTGGTGGTCTTCGACCAGCTGACGTCCTTACCCGTCAGGAGGAGCTGGAGCTCGCGATTGATCTTGCTGGCCATCAGGACAGGCCCTTCCGGGCGACCAGGTCATCGCGATAGGCGCGGAGCTCGGCGACCGCCGACGTGGCGACGAGCAGCCACTCCGGACCCGACAGGTCGGCGATGCTGGCGTCCAGCGCGGCGATCGCCTCGTCGAGCGTCTCGCCGGGGCCCGGCCCGGCCGCGCGGATGGCCGCCGCCTGGCTGCGCAGGTCCTCCTCGAGCGCGACGCGCTGGCGCTCGATGCCGCTCAGGCGGCGCTCCGTCGATCGACGCTGGGCGCGGTTCATTCGTCCTCGACCGGATCGTCGGGTTCGTCAAGCAGCAGGAGCGTGCGCATGCCCGCCTGCTTCGCCTGGGCGCCGCGCAGGGCAGTGACGGCATTCCGGCGCTCCCCGCGACGGATTCGCTCGGCGGCCTTCGGCTCCATGTCCGTGAGCTGGATCTCGAGGATCCGCGACGGGTAGTCGACGGCGATCTCCGGGGCGAGGCGATCGGCGTAGATGAGCCAGCGCGCGGCCGCGAGGTCTGCGTCCGGAGCGGTGCTGAGCCGGGTCCGGTCCCAGCCGGGCAGCTCGGCCATGATCAGGTGCTCGTAGAGTCGGGCGACGTCTCGGTCGATATCGGCGTCGTCTGGGTGGGGCCAGCGCTCTCCTGTGACCCATCGGGCGAGGGAGCGCTTGATGCGTTTGGG